AATATCTTGTTTTTTTTGTATATCTTGTTCTTTTTTTATATCTTGTTTTTTTTCTATTTCTTCATCACTATCACTACTATTTTCATTACGTAATACAAAAAACATATTTGTTTTATTATAATTAGATTTATTCATATTATTTTAATTTTCTTATTATATTATTATATCATTTTATGAATTTAAATAAAGATGTTGAAAAAAATAATAAAGATGTTGAGAAATATAATAAAGTTATTGAAAAATATAATAAAATATGTGACAAACATTTTATTACAGATATTAATAATAAATATAATATTATATTTTATAGTAATACAGATGAACAAAAATATATCATATTAAAAATGAATGATAAAACTATATGGGCAACTTATAAAATATTATGTAGTTACGATGAAAAATTTTCTTATTTAAAACTAGCAAAAGATATGATAATTATAAATAAGAATATATTAGATAATAAATTTAATCTAAAAGACATTCAAAATGAAAATGATTTATTAAATGAAATATATACATATGTATCAGAATCTAAATATATTGGTTTTGTAATTAAAAAAAAAGGAAATATTAATTTTTATTTTTGTATTACTAAAATTATAAGATTATAATATATGAATGTTATTATAAGAAATAATAAACAACTATTATATGTTTGTAGTTGGGTAGATAAAAATGATAAATCTACTGATAGTAAGGGTAAAAAATTTCCAACTCCTGAAGAAGGAGATGAATGGCTTTATAAAACTGAATTTATTAATAAATTAATTGTCTTAGAAAAAGTTTTAAAATATTCTGATAAATTTTTAAAATTCGAGAATAAAAAAAAGTGTTTATTATGTGATAAGTCTTATTCTATTGGCACATATAAATTAGAAAGATATGTATGGGAAGATAATCTAACACATTATATTGAAAAACATTTTATAAAACCACCTGAAGAATTTATTGATTTTATATTTTTTGCCAAATATAAAAATACATTAAAATTAGAATCTAGAATAGTTAAAGAAGATAATGTTAAATATATTAAAATCAATAAAAATCAATTACTTATATTAGATGCTCTTTTAGAACATGGTGGGTATAATCAAAAATATGCTGATTTAAAAAATAAAAATGTTTTTAGATATTCTGAACATTCTGGTTTATTTGATTTTACTTCTAATAAATTACAAAAAATTGTTGTTCTTGGTAATACAACTAGAGTAGATGAAGGTGATAATGAAATATATATGCCAAATAATGTTCAAGATATGTTAAATTATGAATATGTATTTCATACACATCCACCTACTCCAAAACCAGGTGGTCGTGCAGAATATGGTATAGTTTACGAGTTACCGAGTATAGGTGATGTATTTCATTTTATTGATCATTATAATGATGGTAAAATTTCTGGTTCTGTTGTAATTACTTCAGAAGGTTTATATAATATACGTAATAAAAATTTAAATTCAGATAAAATAAATATCGATGAAGATGGATTATTTAAAGAATATAATAAAATGTCACGAAAAATTCAAGAAATTTGTTTAAAAAAATATGGAATTAAATTTACAGAAAATGATTTTTTTTCAAAAATATCACAAGACACTGAATTAATAAATAAAATTAATGAAGTAGTTAATAATTATAAAATTCATATAGATTATATTCCTAGAATTAAAAATGAAAAAAATCAATGGATATTAGATACAGTCTATTTACCCATATATAAGTAAATTATTTAACACCGTAAAGTGCTTAATTTAAGATTCACTTAAATAATTAAAAATTATATAAATTCGTTTTATTTAATAATTATCATTTATTTAATAATTATCATTTATTTAATAATTATCATTTATTTAATAATTATCATTTATTAAATATAAAAAAAAATTTTTATATCATATAAATAATATAATGTTTCAAACTTTTAACAAACTTAGTACAGCACACAAAGCTGGTGTTGTCGCAATTATCTTAATCGTCATCTATTTTATTTTCAGAAAATCAGAAAATTTAGATGGTAGTGAAAATGTTGTAATTACAAATAAATCAAGTAACTCTCAGGATGCCACTCAACTTTCACAACCAGAACCACAACATTCTCCAGTTTTATATGATAGAAAAACTGGAATTATAACAGCTGCATCAGAATTTATTGGTCTTCCAGATGAAATTCTTCCAGCATGGGGAAGTGAAAGTGTTGCCAATTATGGTAAGATTGATCGTCTTGATGATGGTTACAACGGTGCAATGGGATTAAACTATAATATGTGCAGTCAATCATGCTGTAGTCCACAATACCCACCACCATTTGCTCTTGCTGAAGATAAAATGGTTGAACAAAATAAAGACAAATTTGTTCCAAATAACTATGTATGCAATAATGCCTGGAATAATACTGGTTGTGTATGCATGACCAAGAAACAACATGAATATCTTGGTTCAAGAGGTGGAAACGCAAATTAAAATATAAAATGTCTCAGACATTTTATATGTTAATATGCCTTAGCAAAAAATATTTAAGTTTTCAAACTTAATTATTTTGTTGGAAACGCTAATTAAATAATCAGTTGTTCACAACTGATTATTTAATTAGCCTTAGCGTAAATTTTAAATAATATAATTATTTAAAATTGTACGGAAACGCTAATTATAATGATAATTATTAGGTTTTAAAAACTTAAATATTTAATTAGCCTTAGTGCAAGTTCTAAAATTTATTAACATATTATTATGTACCGTGTAGTGCCAATCTTAAGACATTCTAATCAGAAATGGGCACTAACGCTAGCGAAAAGTGTTTAATTTAAGGGAGGCTTAAATTAAGCACTTTACGGTAATTTTTATTATTTTTTATTTTTTTATAAAAATTGCGTGATTTAATATTATAATAATATAAATACTATTATTATAATGCACTATTATGAAAGAAATATAGCTGATATTAAAACTGAATATACTGATTTTTTAATACATATATTATCGCCATTAATTTATGAAGGTTTAAAATCTATGTATGACAAATCTATTGAACAAGAAACAAAATATATTCAATTATCAAAAGAAAATGTTAATTTGAAAAATCCTGGAGTATTTAAAATATTTCAACACTTTTTAAAAAATATTCCAACATTAAATCAAAATCTTATTGAATCAGAATTAATTAGAATTAGAGATTCTAGTAAACATGCTGATATATTTGAAAAATTAATAAAAGCTGTTATTAAAAGTAATATTATTCTATTAACATATAATGCTTCTGGAAAACAATGTAAATTAGTGAATGAAAAAATTCATGAAAAAATAGATTGTAAAATGTTTATTCATAAAATTTATATCGAATCGGCAAGACAATTTTATAATACACCTGAACTTTTTTGGCATTTATTACCACCTCTCGAAGTAAAACGTAATCAACGAGATTGTATTAATATTATTAATAAATCAATTATTGTAGCTATCAAAGAAAGTATTCCTATGAATGATATATTATCAGAATATCTTAAAAATGATTATATTATTGAAACTGAACAAGAAAAAATTAATAGATTAAAATCAATGATTAATAATAATGTTGAAGATAATATTAATTTCTTTGATGAAGATGAAAAAAAAGTACTTTTATCTGAACAACATGAAAATAAAATTTTATTAACAGCAGAAGAAAATAATTTAGATGAAAATGTACAAAATGATATTAATGATATAGAAAAACTTATTGGGGATAATCAACAAAATAATGAACAAAATAATCAACTAATTCAATCTGCAACATCTGTGAATGAAGAAGAATATAAACAAAAATTAAATAACTTTAATAATCAACCATTTAGATCAAATCAAAGACAATCAAATCAAAGACAATCAAATCAAAGACAATCAAATCAAAAACAACAACCACAACCACAACCACAAGCACAACAAAATCAAAATTTAGATGAATTAAATATGCAAGGACAAAATCAAGATAATCAAGATAATATAAATTCTAGATCAGATGATATAGAAAATATAAATATAGTAAAAAATAAATTAGATGATAGAAGTTATTTTAATGCATTATTTAACTGATTAACTATTTAATATATTATTTTTTGTTTAAATATTTATATATATATTATAATATATATAAATGGACAATATTATTAAAAATCCAACTTTTATTGCTGTTGTAGCTGGTGTTATAACATATACATATATTGTATGGAAGAAGAAACAAAATAAAAGAAGAAGCAAAAAACAAATAAATGATAAAAATGAAGTAATTATGGCAGGGGTTGTTGCTTTACTTGTATGGTTTATAGTATATGGTTATTTAAATTATAAAAAATCTATTCCAACTGGAAATTATTTAATGCATCCACAACAAGTACCAACATATAGATTAGTTCAAGATATTAGTGAAACACCAAAATCATTTACTTTAATGAATCCAACTGGAGGAATTGCTTTTCCAGCAGGTAATCAAAATATGCCTGATTTATTTATTGACCAATTTTAAATTAGAATAAATATTGAATTAAAATATTTTTAATATATATTTTAATATATATTTTAAATATATAAAACTTAATATATGAAAGAAATTAATGTACCGTGTAGTGCCAATCTTAAGACCCCTAGGTGTCTTAAGATTTGGACACTCACGCTAGCGAAAAGTCATTAATTTAAGGGGGGCTTAAATTAAGCACTTTACGGTATCGGACCCCTGGTTTTCATATATTAAAAATAAAAAGAAAGTAATTGAGGGGAGATTAAATAAAGGTGTTTTTTCAACATTAAATAAAGGAGATATTATAATATTTGTAAACAACGATAAACAAATTAAGGTAAAAATAAGAAAAATTACTAAATATAATTCTTTTAAAGAATATTTAACACAAGAAGGATTAAAAAGAACATTACCAAATATTAATAGTATAGAAGATGGCTGTAATATATATTATAAATATTATACTAAAGAACAAGAAAAGGAATTTAAAATATTAGCAATTCATATCAAAATTATTAGTTAATTTTAATAATTTTAAATGTTAATGCGAGACTATCTTAGTCAAATCGTCATCATCATCTAATTCATCCAATTTTTTTTTATTTTTTATAAATTGATCAATAATAAATTGTGGTGGAAAATATTTACATGATTGTTGTATCTTATTCATTTGTTCTTCTATATCATCAACAAATTGTTGATAATGTTCATTTGGTGCAAGCATTTCAAATTCTACTTTTATTATTAGTTTTGCATATTCATCTGCACATTTTTCAAATAATTCATTTTTAGTAGCAAAACCAACATTACTATTAATTGATTGAATAAGTGTTGAGAGTGATGCAATTATACCAACACTTAATGCAAAATAATTTTTACTACTATCCGCTATTGATCCAGAAGATGATACAAACGATATTATACTTGCCATCGAACTTAAAAATAAACACGGTATTACCATTTTTAAATTCATATATCTATAATATTCACTAGATTTGCTATAAATATATTTATTTTTACGTAATTGATCTAATAAATAATGATATATTTTATTTTTTTGTGTTCTTGAATAATGTTCTTTTGGACTGTCATCACTATTTATTTCTACATTATAGTGAGTATCTACATGATCTGTATTAGATTCATTATTAATACTATTATGAATATTTATTATATCTGTCATTTTTAATAATATAATGTTAAAAATTACTTAAATATATTTATAAACATATGATAAATAATAATATTATTTATCTAAATCATCTTTAATTATAAAAAATGATAAACATTCTATAAAAAGTAAATTATAGATTTAATTATGTTTAATTATGTTTAATTATGTTTAATTATGTTTAATTATGTTTAATTATGTTTAATTATGTTTAATTATGTTTAATTATATGTTTAATATTATAATATTTTTCTATATTTTAATATTATAATGGGTGTTATGGATGTTCAAATGCGTGGTGGAGACAGTCTACCCGTAAGACAATTTAAATTACAAGACATGGTTGAAAATCCTTCTATTATTATGATTGCTAAAAGAGGTTCTGGTAAAAGTTGGGTTGTCAGAGCAATTATGATGCATTTTAATAGTATTCCTTGTGGAATAGTTATTGCTCCAACAGACAGAATGAACTCATTTTATAATGATTTTTTTCCTGATACATATATACATTATAAATATGAAAGTAAAATAATTACAAAATTATTAGATAGACAAACCCAAATGATTGATAAACAACAACAAAAAAAACAACAAGGTAAAAAAGTAGATCCAAGAACATTTATTATTATGGATGATTGTCTAGGTGATAAAAAATCTTGGGTTAGAGATGCACCAATTTTAGAATTACTTTTTAATGGGAGACATTACCAAATTATGTATATCTTAACTATGCAATATCCACTTGGTATTACTCCCGAATTAAGAAGTAATTTTGATTATATATTTTTATTAAAAGAAGATTTTATTTCTAATCAAAAGAAATTATTTGACCATTATGCTGGTATGTTTCCAAACTTTGATTCATTTAGACAAATATTTAGCGTATTAACAGGTGATTTTGGTTCTATGGTAATTGATAATCGTCGTAAAGCAACAAATCCTCTTGAAAGATTATTTTGGTATAGAGCAGGAGATATGACAAAAACACAATGTATGATGGGAGGTAAACAATTTCAAAAGTTTCATAATTGTAATTATGATAAAGATTGGAGAAAGAAATCATCAAATTATGATTTTTTAGCTTGGACACAAGATGTTAAAAAAAATAAAGGCATTATACATGTAGAAAAAGAAGAAGTTGATGAAAATGGAGAAGTTATTGATAAGAAAAAACAAAGTACAATGAATTTTAATAAATCACATCAAAAACAAAATAATTATGGTAATAATAGTACTGGATATAATTTTTAAAATATTTAATATAGTTTAGATCTGTGAAACAAAGAATTTAAGAAATATTTTCTCAGCCAGATTTTATATCTGGCTCACAAAGTATTTGTTTATTTGTGCACTCTTTCTAGCATCGAGATCATTTACAGACTCAATCCATGGAGATGGTTGAGTAAACATAGTTTCAAATATGTCTGATGGAAATATCTCTTCACTCATTTCTTGTTGGGGAGACCTTGGAATATATCTATATATTATTTTTTCTGGTTGTCTTTGTTGTGTTAACCTTTTATGTTGATCAATATATAAAAATATAAATCCCATTATTAATATTAAAATTATTATAATAATATTTCTATTTATCATTATAATATTAACATATATAAATTATAATATATAAATTATAATATATAAATTATAATAAATATATAAAATTATTTTTTAGCTTTTGCTAAAAGGTCATTAAGTTTCTTGATATTATCATCGAGTTTTGTCTTAATTTCTTCGGTATCTTGAAGTTTTTCTTTATAAACTTCACTAGTATCCATTGGTTTTTCAAGTTCTGGATCATTCATTTTATTTTCTTGAAGTTTTTTACGAAGACGTTCTCTTACAACGAGAGCATTGTGATTTGGTTTTCTTACTTTTTGTTGTTTTTCTGATTCCTCTTTTGCTGTTTGTTCATCAACAACTTCAGTTTGAACCTGTTCACCCTTTGCACTTTCTTTAATTGCTTGTGCTACACGTTTCTTATATGTTTTACCTTCCTTATTAATGATATCTTTTTTCTTTCCTACAAGTGCATTAAGATCATTAAGTTGTTTTTCTTCTTTTTCTCTCATAGTTTGCATAAGTGCATCTTGATCAGAGTTTGCCCATTTTTCAGATTCAACTTTAGTTCTATCATCTGGTGCTGGGTCCCAACCCATCCATTTACCAGATTCTCCTACAAATACATTAAAATATTTATCAGTTTTATTAATTTCTTCAGCTGCATGTTTAGCTTCCTCTAAAGATGAATAACAAATCTTGTTTTTATATGTACGGATTTTAAGACCACGTGTAGTACAATTCATAACACCTTCTGGTGAAATAAATGATACAAGAAAATATTTTCCATTTTCTACAACAGGGTCTTCATCTAAGTTATCAATCTTTGTGTATTTTTTAATATCTTCATCATAACTTCCAACATTTTGTGTGTTTGTTTGTGTGTTTGTTTCTTCTTTTGGATTTTGAGTATTAGCACTTGTCATTATATTTTATATATAAATAATTTACTCTTAAATATTTATAAATTAACGCAATTAAAAAAATATATACCGTGTAGTGCCAATCTTAAGACCCCCTAGGTGTCTTAAGATTTTGACACTCACGCTAGCGAAAATTGCTTAATTTAATGGAGGCTTAAATTAAGCACTTTACGGTAATAAAAATTTTAAAAAGAAGACTGAAAAGGCCAATTATTATATTTACAAATCATTTTCCAAGTATTATCTTGTTTTTTTAATTTATCTCTACTTTTTAATAATTTAAAATATCTTGCATTAATTACCATATTTTCATTACTATCTATTTTTGATTTAATTAAAAATAATTTGTGTAAAACATATGAATAATTTAAATAATTGTCTCTTACTTTTGGTTTATATAATTTAAATGGTTTTTCTGTCATTTTAAACATTTTTTTAATATCATCTTCATCTTCTCTTGTTAATGACGGTGGTGGAGTATTTGTGATATGACTAAATATTAAATAATGATGTTCATAATATATATCTCTTTTATATTTTTTTAATATATCCTGGATTATTTCCGGAGTAACATCATTTATATCTACCATTATTTTTTTTAATTCTTTTTTAATAATATTATAAATTTCTTGAGGTATCTTCGTAGTTTGTTTTGCTTGATATTGATTTAATTTTTCAATTAAATGATTAATTGGATTATATGGATATTTTCTCTTTTCATTAATTGTATCTTTGTGACTTGGTATTTCACTTTCTATTATTACATAAGTTGCATTACCACATATTTGACATAAAAACATTCCTTCAGACTGTATTAAAGTTAATTCTTCTTTACATTGTTCACATGTTTTTATTGGAGATAATTTAACTTTATTACATGCATAAGATGAATCAATTAAAGTTAAATATTGATCTCTCAATTTTCCTTTTTCGTGTATAACTTTTTGTATAGGTTCACTACTAATATTTCCTGATATATCTTGTGATAAAAATTGTAAAATAGATTTTTTTTCTACAACTTTTTGTTGATGTCTTTTTTTTATTGGTTGTTTTTTCTTTATATTCGATATATTAATATCATTTAATTTATTAAAACGATCCATAATATTATCAGTTAATATTGTTATTTCAGATGATTCAATAATATTATCAGATTCATCATTTTCATCAGTATCATTATTTTCATTATTTTCATTATTTTCATTTTTAATTTTAATTTCTATTTCATTTGGGACATCTATTTCATTCGGAATATCTAATGAATCATCATAAGATTTATTTTCAAAATATTGAATTAAAATATCTCTTGTTTTTTCAAAATAATCTAATTCATCATAAGATGTTTCTAAATTCTTTACGTCATTCGTATGTTCCCTAATTTTTTTTTTAATTCTATCAATAATATCTAAATCGTTTTCTTCTTCTAATTTTTTTTTTAAAGCATCTATTTTTCTTTTTTTTAAATCAATAATTTTATTTGTTTCATCAAATTTATTGATTTTTTCATTGTGTAATTCGTCTAAAGTTTTAACTTCTTGAGAAAACTTAATACGATGAGGTTTGTACTTAAAAGCCATTTCAAAATAAATATATAATATCTCATTATAACAGGGTCTTTAAATAAATATTAAACATTTTTATTTAATATTATTAAATTAATTTACCAAAAAAATATATTTTTTATTCACACAAAAAACGAGCAAACTTTAAAAAATAGAAAAAAGTATATCAGAGTAATAAAAAAACTACTATTTATATATATATATATGATACTTTTTCTATAAAAATACTATAAAAATAATTTTTTTAATTTTATTTTTTTCTAACTATTAATTATATTAAAATGGGAGGAGGTCTTATGCAACTCGTCGCCTATGGCGCTCAAGACGTTTACTTAACTGGTAATCCACAAATTACATTCTTCAAGGTTGTCTACCGCAGACACACCAACTTTTCAATGGAATGCATTGAACAACCACTTGATTCATCCCGCTTTGGCGGCCGTCACACAGTCCAAGTTCTCCGCAACGGTGATCTTGCTGGTCGTATGTACTTAAAAACTACACTCCCAGCTCTCGCTGGTACTACTGGTAGCAAAGTTGCCTGGGTCAGACGCCCAGGTCACGCTATGATCAACAACATTGAATGCACAGTTGGTGGTTCACAAGTTGATAAACACTGGGGAACATGGTACGATCTCTGGTACGAACTTACCCACACCAATGAACAAGAACGCGGTTATGACAAAATGATCGGTGATGTTGAAGAATGCACAACACTCGCCACATCAGTTGCCGCTTACACTGTCTACGTTCCACTCCAATTCTGGTTCAACCGTAACACCGGTCTTGCTCTTCCACTTATTGCTCTTCAATACCACGAAGTTCGCTTCAACATTGAATTCAACAAGCTCGCTGATCTTGTTGTTGTACAAGGTGCCCTCGCCCCTGGTACATCAGATCTCAGTGATACCAACATCCTCGTTGATTACATCTACCTCGATCAAGAAGAACGCCGTCGTATGGCCCAAGTTGGTCACGAATACCTTATTGAACAAATCCAATTCGGTGGTGAAGAATCAGTAACTGGCACAAACCAAAAAGTCAAACTCGACTTTAACCACCCATGCAAAGAACTCGTATGGGCTGTCCGTGTTGGTGCCTTCTCTGGTGCCAAAGATTATCTCGCTCACTACCAAACATCAGCAACCCAATGCGTTGATGATGCCGCCAAGAACCTCTCATGGGGTATGGTCCACGTTGGCGCTGCTGCACCAAACACAACTGGTACATGGGTCGAATGCAACTCAGCCGTAGATGTTTCAGGTGAAACTATCGGTGCAGGATCAGTTGGTCTCCTCAATGTTACCCACGGCTCAACTGTCTTCACATTTGTTGTAACTAACGCCAGTGCTGCTGGCTATTCTGGTAACAACTTATGGGTAAACGGTGTTAACGCTTATGGTGTTGCTGGCAAAAGATGGCTTTCAACTGATATCAAAGAAGTTAGCATTAACGTAACAGTTGCTATCGCTGCAACTGAACCATCAGCCATCGTTCTCGATGATGTCACAGTTACCCGCCACACACTCAGCCTTGCCAATGCTTCAGTCCCAGTTTCCGATGTATCTGACAACCGCTCATCATACTCAGCTGATGTCACAGTCAACCAACCATTTAACTACGGTCTTGACCTCGCTGGCAACGGTAACCCAGTATCAAAAGCCAAACTCCAACTCAACGGCCACGATCGCTTTGATGAACAAGAAGGTGCCTACTTCAACTATGTTCAACCAGCTCAACACCACACCCGTACCCCAGTTGACGGTGTTAACGTCTACTCATTCGGTCTTAACCCAGAACAACATCAACCATCCGGCACTGCCAACTTATCACGTATCGACACAACACTTCTCCACCTCACATTCGCTGATGGTCTTGACGGTGTTCGTGATCTCCAACTCAACGTTGTTACCAACTCACTCCTCTGGATCTTTGCCTTCTCATACAATGTATTCAGAATCATGAGCGGTATGGGTGGTCTCGCTTATGCAAATTGAGTTGCTTACTTTATTTATATATATGTTCTTTTTTGGAAATTAGATATTTTAATTTAATATAGAATTCTATTAAATTAATCAAAAAAAAGTTGATTTTATTACGCGATAAACCTATGATTTTATTTTCTGTTACTATATCATAAACACATGCAAAAAGAAACAACGCGCCTCAAATTATTACACACCCCTGTAGAATCGTCAGATGATTCTGATCATGAATGCGATAGTATTGAAAAAATAACAAAACGAATTATTAAACCAATTATCAAACCAATAAATACCGAATTAACACCAATAAAGAAAGTTAAAAAAGTTATTAAACCAGATGTTGATAATATTGTTATTAATAACAATATAAATAATGAACAGGAAATAGATGAAGTTGATGAAGTAGAAATTGATGAATTTTATAATTTTAAAGTTATTATTGAATCAAAAGGAGATAGAATGAATTTGTATAAAGATTTAAATTCAGAATTATTTAAAGAAAATTCAAATAAAAGTCGTAATTCAGCAATTAAAAATATTTGGAAATATTTTAATAATAAAGAATTTATATTACCAAATTCAGATAAAATAATCATAACAAAATCATATCCAGGACACATCATAATAAATGGAAAAGGTACTGGATATGTTAAAAATCCTCATTGGTTAGTTATGGATTTAGAAGGTAATGATTATTATATTATGTATTGTGGCAAAAATATATTTACCTATTTCTCTGTAGATGATTATAAAGATGTTATTAATCCAAAAGAACATGTTTATCCATCGTGGTATCTTCATACTGGAACTGGATATTTAACATCGCGAAAATATCCAGATTCTGAAAGTAATATGAATTATCTCCATCAAGTTATTTGCAAGAAACATAATAATAAACAATATCAAACACAATCAGTTGATCATATTAATCGCAATAAACTAGATAATCGTAAAGATAATCTTCGGTTTGCTTCACAATCAGTACAAAATTCTAATCGCGATAAATGTAAAAGACAAAAAACAGCAAGAGCTCTACCTGAAGGAATAACTGAACAAGATATTCCAAAATATGTAATTTATTATCTTGAAAAATATGGACCAGAAAAACAATATACTCGTGAATGGTTTAATATAGAAAAACATCCAAAACTTTTAGATAAAAAAAGATGGTCTACTACTAAATCTCGAGATGTATCCATACAAAAAAAATTAACACTAGTGCGAGAAAAATTAGAAGAATTAAATGAAACATAATCATTTTAAATAGAATAAAATGAAACATAATCATTTTAAATAGAATAAAATGAAACATAATCATTTTAAATAGAATAAAATGAAACATAATCATTTTAAACAGAATAAAAAGATATTTATTTATAAAATAAAAAAATTATATATATAATTAATATATTATATGTATACTGAAAATTTAGTTAATTTATTTGGTGGAAATGGTGAAAATACTAAACCAAAAAAAAGTAATAATACTATAATTATTGTTGTTGTTGTTATTATTATAGTTTTCTTTTTCATGTTTGTTTTTTGTAATAATTTTATAACAAATACAACACAAAAAAGAACACAAGAAGTAATACAAAAAACAACACAACAAGCAACACAAGAAGCAACACAAGAAGTAACACAAGAACAAATACAAAAAACAACACAAGAAGCAACACAAGAAGCAACACAAGAACAACCACAAGAAGCAATACAAAAAACAACACAAGAAGTAATACAAGAAAATAAATTAGATTTATCTAATAATGAAATTTGTTCAAAATATACTGATGATGTATCTGGAGTACCGGTTGAATGTTATGAAAAACTTTGGAAAGACTATGGATGTACAGAAGATTTAAAAAAATTATTTGAACTATCAAAGGGAGAATTACCAAATTTAGGAGAATTTAAAAAAGGATTTGAATCAATAAAAACAAACGCAATGGCAAAAGAAATGTGTTATGGTCCAGAAAAAATAGATCAATCAAGTAAATGTGCTCAATATAATAACGAGTCAACAAATATATCAGACGATTGTTTAAATGAATTATATTTTAAAAATTGTCCTATATTTAATGTAACTAATTATAAAAATACAGCTACAGAAGATGAAAAAAATTATACATTTATGCAACACAAAATGATATCTGAAAGTTTACCATCAATGCCCAAAGATATGTATAATTTATTATGTCAAAAACCAGATGCATCAAGTAAATGTGCACAATATAATAATGAATCTACAAATATATCAGATGAATGTATAACTGAAATATTTTCAAAAGATTGTCCTGGATTTGATTTAAATAGTTTTAAAAATTTTGATACAAATGGTACAGACAAAATTAAATATCAAAATTTAAAAAGTATGTCATCTTATTTTAAAGAATCTCCAATAACACTATCAAAAGAAATATGTTATGGTAAGGATGAAACAAAATGG